AACGCTATCGAACTCACCGCTAGCTACGAAGCAATCACCTGATAGAAGGGGAGGGCGACGTTATGTCGATGCGCTATCAGGCCGGTATTTTGACGGCTTCCTATTTTCCGCTCAAGACACCGAGTGCGCCCACAATCGGTGCGGCCACGCAGGCATCGAGCACTTCTGTGTCTGTGACGTTTACCGCCCCGACTGACATCGGCGGCGGGGCTATTTCAAGCTACGTGGTAGTTTCCTCACCGGGTAATATCATTGCTAGCGGCGCATCTTCGCCCATAACTGTGACCGGTTTGACTCCGGGAACTGCTTACTCTTTCCGGGTTTTCGCTAACAACGCCTTCGGTAATAGCCCTGCTAGCGCCTCGAGCAACGTGGTCACGCCTTTGGCGGTCGGGCAAGAAGCGTTCATTTCGGCAGGTACGTATTCTTGGATTGCTCCTGCGGGGGTTACAAGCGTTTGTGTGGTTTGTGTTGGGGCTGGTCAAGCTGGTGGTGGTTTCCAAGGATCAAGACAAGGAGCGGGTGGTGGTGGTTTAGCGTATAAAAACAATATAGCTGTCACTCCTGGAAACGCATACACTGTGGTGGTGGGTGCTGGCGGACCGTACACTGCAACCGGCGGGGTTGCCGGAGGGCTTTCATCTTTTACCGCGTCTTTTGGAACTTGCACCGCAGGCGGTGGTTCTGGCGGGACAGGCGGTTCGCCAAGCGGCGTGTATGACGGGGGTGGTAACGGGGGTAATGGTTCTGGATCCTCTGGGGGCGGCGGTGGCGGTGCAGGTGGCTATTCTGGCGCAGGCTCTGGCGGAGGTAGCGGCGCGGCCGGTGCTGGTGGCGCTGGTGCTGGAGGTAATAACGCAGGAACCCGTGGTATTGGCGGTGGAGGCGTTGGCATTTTAGGTCAAGGTGCAAACGGCACAGCAAACGGTGGCGGGGGTTCAGGTGGCACTACGGGTGCAACTAGTCCGGGTTCAGGTGGATCAGTTGAATTTGGCGGAACTTACGGTGGGGGCGGGGGCGGTGTCACAAATGATTTTGGGGGTGCTGGCGGCGTCGGCGCAGTCCGCATCATCTGGGGTTCAGGCCGAGCCTTCCCATCGACTAACACGGGAAATTTATAATGCCTAATTTCAATGGAATGTGGACTTCGCGCCAGCAGCTACAAGCTCGCGGGGCGAACTTGTGGCCGGCAACGCCGGGTGCGCCGACGGTAGGCACTGCCACTGCTGGTAACGCGCAAGCCACTGTTACTTTCACTGCGCCAACTGATACGGGTTTTCCGGCGGGTGTTACCGGTTACATCGTGACGTCTAGCCCTGGCAACATCACAGCCACCGGCGCTTCTTCACCTATAACTGTGACGGGTTTGACAAACGGCACCGCCTACACCTTTACGGTGAGGGCGACAAACACAACAGGAACCGGCCCAGCGAGCGCGGCTTCTAATAGTGTGACTCCGCTGGCTCCGCAGCAGCAGGCTTACACAACGCCGGGTACTTACTCTTGGGTGGCTCCTTCCGGAATCACCTCAGGTACGGTGGCTGTTGTTTGTATTGCCGGTGGAGGCGGAGCGGTTAATCAAATTCTAGCTTCTTCCGCCGGTAACGGCGGCGCTGGTGGCGGAGAGTTGCGTTACAAAAACAATATTTCCGTGACTGCCGGCACTAGTTACACCGTGGTTGTCGGCGCTGGCGGCGCAGCCGGGGCGTCAGCTAATTTTCCTGTGGTTTCAACTGATGGTGGAGACAGCTCGTTTGGCGGTACGATCTGCGTGGCTCGGGGCGGCAAAAAAGGTAACAACAATAGCGGCGCGGCACTCGGCGGTTCGGGCGGTACCGGTGACGGTGGTGGTAACGGGGGTAGGGCCGGAGCCGGTGACGGTGATAGTCGACCCGGCGGCGGTGGAGGTGCCGGAGGATACGCGGGTGCAGGTGGAGAAGGCGGTCAAGGTTCATCCAGCGGGTCAACTAGCCAATTCGGCTATGACGGTTCCGGCGGCGGTGGCGGCGGGGGTCGAGGAGGTAATAGTGGCACAACGGCTGGAACTAACGGGGGTGGAACAGCGCTAGGAGGTCAGGGGGCGAACGGAACGGGAGCACCGGCAACCGCTAGTTTTGGGCAAACAGGCGGCGTTGGTAGCGTTACTACGGGTTTCACCATAGGGTACGGCGGTGGCGGTTCTCCAATTCGTGGTGACCCACCTTATAATTTCTCCTTCCAAGGTTTGGGCGACGGTGGCGCGGTTCGCATTATTTGGTCTACCACAGGCGTTACTCGAGCCTTCCCTTCAACTAACACCGGCAATCTGTAAACAGGAGACACCATGGAACTTTTCATTCGCATCAAAGATGGCCAGCCATTTGAGCATCCCATTTTCGGTGACAATTTTCGCGCCGCTTTCCCTGAAGTCGACGTCAACAACCTGCCAGCCGAGTTCGCCAGGTTTCAGCGCGTAGAGCCGCCGGTGTGGGGGCCGTATGACAAGAACCAACGCGTACAATACGAGCGCGGGGTTGACGGCGTGTACCGCGACGTTTGGTGCTGTGACAAGATGACGGCGGCTGAAGTCGACGCGAAGCAAGAGGAAGTCAAAGCCCAGTGGGCCGCTAGCGGCGGGTTTGCGTCATGGCGGTTCAACGCCGCCACGTGCGCTTTTGAAGCCCCGGTACCGTACCCGACCACCGGTCAGCAATACCGCTGGGATGAACCTACGCTGTCCTGGGTAGAATTCACTGAGGTAACAGCATGAGCGAACAATATCCTGGCGGTTACATGACGAGGACGCCCCCGGCGGTGACAGCGTCATCCGCGCCCGGCATGTGGACGTTGAGCCAGGCTGCAGGCTTCAGGCGGCAGGGCTTGTGGCCGACCTCACCCGGTGCGCCGACTATCGGCACGGCGACGTCTTCTACAGGGACGACAGCTTCCGTAGCTTTCACTGCTCCGGCGGACACGGGTAGTTCTGCTATCACGCAATATACGGTGACTTCCAGCCCCGGCGGTATTACCGCCACCGGCTCGGCTTCGCCGATTACGGTTAGCGGCTTAACTACGGGAACCGCGTACACTTTCACCGTTAGGGCTACTAACGGTGCCGGCACAGGCCCGGCTTCCGCTGCTAGTAATAGTGTTACCCCTGCGGCAATTGGTCAGCAGGCGTACACCACGGCGGGAACTTATTCTTGGGTTGCTCCTGCTGGGGTAACTTCTGTTTCCGTGGTTTGCGTTGGCGGCGGTGGTGGCTGCTCATATAGTAAAGGTGGTGGCGGTGGCGGGGGTCTCGGTTACAGAAACAACATTACCGTAATTCCTGGTAATTCTTATTCAGTTGTCGTGGGTGTCGGTGGTGTTTCTGGAACCGGTTTAAGCAACAATGCCCAGCCGGGTGGTAACAGCACTTTCAACGGCAGCACCGCTATCGGTTACGGCGGTACCGCTTCTGTGACTTCGCGAGGTATTGGCGGGAGTTATGTCGGAGATGGCGGTGGAAATGGTGGTAACGGCGGTAGCTCTACTGCGGAGTCTGGGGGCGGCGGTGGCGCTGGCGGATATTCCGGCAACGGCGGTGTCGGCGGTAACGGCACCGCATCTCAAGGCGGTAACGGCGGCGGCGTAGGTATTCTTGGGCAGGGCGCAAACGGTACCGGGGGTGCGGCGGGGTCTACCAACAAGTACTGGTCTGGTGGTACGGCGGGCGCTAACGGCTCTGGCGGTGGCGGTGGCGGTGGCGGTGGTGGTAACGCCAGTTCAGGTGCTCCGGGAACAGCCGGTTCGGGTGGCTCCGGGCAACTTTACGGAGGCGGCTCAGGTCAATATTACAATACTAACTCCGGCGGCGTCGGCGCGGTGCGCATCATTTGGCCCGGAACATCTCGCAGCTTCCCCTCGACTAACACAGGCAATCTTTAAACGATGGAACTTTTCATTCGAATCAAAGACGGTCAGCCGTTTGAGCACCCGATCTCCGGAGAAAATTTTCGTGAGGCTTTTCCTCACATCGACGTGAACAACTTGCCGCCTGAGTTTGCCAAGTTTGAACGAGTTGAGCACCCCAAATTAGGGTTGTGGGATTTTTATGAAGGCGTCACTTACGAATGGTTCGGCGACGTTGTGAAAGACGTCCATCATGTGCGCGAAATGACCGCCTCTGAGGTGGAAATTAAACGCGCTGAATTAAATCAACAGTTTTATTCTGAAGTTAACGAAGTTATACAGGAAGCGGAACAACAGCTTTCTCAGGCTTCAGAAGACAATAAGCGTTATTGGCTTGAGTACATTTCTGAATTGAGAAACATGGTTCCTGTTTATGATAAGGCTGCGGCTTGGCCTGACAAACCGATATTTGATTCAAACGGAAACTACGTACAACGCTTGACATTGGAGACAACACGTGTCTGAACCGATCACTGATTTGAAATTAGTTGACAACGTATTTGTCAAATTGCACCAGTTCGTGAACGTGGGTGATACACACCACGGCCATGCGCACGTGTTTGACCATATAACGCTTCTAGCAACTGGGCGCGTTTTGATGAAGCACGACAACGGAGAGCAAGAGTTTACAGCTCCTCAGTTGATCGTTACTCCTAAAAACGTAACGCATCAATTCATTGCGTTGGAACCGAATACTGTGTTTTGCTGCATTCACGCAATCAGAGATGGTGACGGGGTTGATGACGTCGCTTCACCCGATATCAATCCAGACCAACAGTGGGATCTTCTAACTAAATACAGTTTAACTAAAGATTGTGGAGACTGCGCCGTATGTTGAAAAACTACCACGAGTCAGCGGTTTTCAAAGCGCAAGCCGGAGTCGAACTCAATCAGCTTAGGGCTGAACAGGGGGTATGATGAGTTGGTCAGATGCACTAAAAGCGGTTATACCTATAGTGGTCATGTGCTTAGCATGGCTGCTGGGGCAGGTTAACTCGTTCTCTGAGCGTTTGACCAAGATCGAGGGCCAAATGCCTGCCTTGATCACTAAGGAGGGTGTTCCCACCGACAGCCCCATCTCTGCCGAGCGCCGCGCTATCCTCAAAGAGCAGCTGATGGCTCAGATCAACGACCTGCAAGTCAAGGTCAAACTGCTTGAAGAGCGCGAGAAATTCTTGAAAGGTGCAAAGTAATGCTGTCACTGCTATCAACCCTCGGGGGTCTGTTGATCTCCGGCCTACCGAAGCTGCTTGAGTACTTCCAGAACAAAGCCGATCAGAAGCACGAACTGGCGCTGGCCCGAGTTCAAACTGAGCGTGAACTCCAACTGGCCGCTGCTGGCTTTGCGGCCCAAGCCAAGATCGAAGAAATCCGCACCGAGCAGGTAGCGATGGAGACTGACGCCCGGATGACTGTGGCCGCGCTTGAGCATGACAAGAAGATTCTAGACAACGCAAGCAAGTGGGTTACCAACTACGTGGGCACGGTGCGCCCCACGGTGACCTACATCTTTGTGCTGGAGTTGGTGGCAATCAACGCTTTCATGGCCTGGTATCTGTATCAGCAGCCGGGCCTGATTACCAGTATTGATGACGTGATTCGCTACTCCGATCTGATTTTCTCCAGCGACGAGATGGCTATGTTGGGCGCGATTGTCGGTTTCTGGTTCGGTTCTCGCCAGTGGGGCAAGAAGTGAAACTGAGCAAGGCGGGTGAAGACCTGATGCACAGGTTCGAGGGGTTCAGAAACAAACCCTACCTTTGCCCTGCCCACATCTGGACGATTGGCTACGGCCACGTGCTGTATCAAGAGCAGATCAGGCTCCCCGTGGTGCGGCCCCCGGGTAAGACCAAGGCCGACATCCCGATGATTCGCAGCGAGATGCCGCTCAAACTGGAGGACTTCCGTGTCTGGACGAAAGAAGAGATCGACGAACTATTCCGCGCTGACGTCAGAGATTTTGAACGGGGTGTTCTTCGTCTTGTGCCCGGCGTGGTTGGGCGTCAAGGCTCTTTCGACGCTCTGGTCTCTATTTCCTTTAACTTCGGGCTAGGCAATCTCCAGCGCAGCACTATCCGCATGCGTGCCAACCGGGGCGACTGGGAAGGCGCAGCGGAGGCGTTCAGAGCCTGGACAAAAGGCGGGGGTAAAGTGCTGCCCGGGCTGGTCAAGCGCCGGGAAGCCGAAATCGCATTATTCTTGTCTTGAGGCGGGGCTTGCCTTGCCACGCTTTCAAGGCTATAATTCAACACACGGGCGCATGCTGAATCAGCTGCTAATACCATCGGAGTATTTATGAGCTATAGCATGACGTACGACAGCTTGCTGGTGGACGTGCGTCGTTACCTTGAGCGGGGTTTCACTCAAGAGAGCGACCAGATCGTTTACGACCAGTTACCCCGCCTAGTGACGCTAGGCGAGCGCCGTATCGCCCGTGAACTGAAGATTGAGGGTTTCATTCGCGCCGTGACCACCCCGTTGCAGCCCGGAGTGGCGGTCTACATGAAGCCCGACCGCTGGCGTGATACCGTCAGCATGACCGTTGACAATAACCCGATCTTTGCCCGTTCTTACGAGTACTGCCGCAGCTACTGGCCTGACGAGGCGTCCACCGCTACGCCCGAGTTCTACGCCGACTACGACTATCAGCACTGGCTGATTACGCCGCCCCCTGCGACGGCGCAGACCCTTGAAATCTTGTACTACGAGCAGCCTCGGTTCCTGGGTGATGATTTCCAGACCAACTGGCTTACTGAATACGCACCTGACCTGTTGCTTTACGCAACGCTGCTCGAGGCCGCCCCGTTCCTCAAGAGCGACGAACGCATCCAGACGTGGCAAGCAATGTATGACCGCGCCGCGCAAGCCTTGAACGGTGAAGACCTCAAGCGTATCATGGATCGCTCGGCTAACCGGAGTGAAGCATAATGACAGTTTATACCGGCGTCTTTGGTGGCGCAAACATTTACCCTTCCGAGATCAGCTACAGCGCCATTACGCTGACGGCGGACGTCGTGCTGAGTTGGCCGGAGGAAACCTCCACCAGTCAGAACCTGGCGACAAAGATTATCGACGTTACGCCTTCGACCGCCGGGCTGAGCATCTTCCTGCCCGATGCGATGAAGGCGGGCACCGGCGAGACTATCCTCTTCAACAATCGCGGTTCTTCCACTTTCATTGTGAGGAATGCTGCGGGGGTGCAGGTCGTCTCTATTGCCAGCGGCACGGTGTGGCAGGTCTACCTGACAAACAACACGACCCTGGGCGGCACTTGGAACATCCTGCAGTACGGTGCGACGACTTCAACCGCTAACGCCTCGGCGCTGGCCGGTACGGGTATTGTCGCCACGGGCGCATTGCTCAGCCAGTCTGTGCCGGTGACGGAGTTTAATTCTAACTACACAACGGCGCTGGCCGACCGCGCTAAGATGTTCAACTGGACGGGCGCGGCGGGAACCTTTACGCTGCCCGATCCGGTTGTCATTGCCAACAACTGGTTCGTCTACCTGCGCAACTCGGGTAGTGGTGCGGTGTCAGCTGACGCGCCGGGCTTTACTACTATTGACGGCGCGCCGTTCCTCAGCTTCCAACCCGGTGAGTCGGCAATCATCGCCTGTGACGGGGCTAACTTTTACACGATCGGCTTCGGCCAGTCGGCCACTTTTGCGTTTGACTACACCGTGATCAACGTGCCGGGCACCGGTAACTACGCGTTGACCGGAACCGAGTTGAACCGCGTGGCGTACCGGTTTACGGGCCTGCTGACCGGCAACCGCAACATCATTGTGCCCGCCACGGTGCAGCAGTACTGGGTTGACAACCGCACGACTGGTTCCTACACGTTCACCGTCAAAACCTCTGCCGGCCTCGGAGTCACCGTTGCTAGCGGGCAGAGAGCAATTTTGTATTGCGACGGCACCGATGTGTTGGATGCTGACACTTCTGGCGTCTCTATCCCCCTGGATATCGCTCAGGGTGGTACCGCCGCCACTACGGCGGGCGCGGCGCTCATTAACCTGGGTGGTACGTCGGTCGGTATCGGCGTGTTCACGGCGGCTGACGGGGCGGCGGCTTATGCGGCGCTGGGTGCGCTACCTGCGGGCGTGGTTAACGGGGGCACGTTTTAATGCCTGACACCACCATCATCTTGAAATCCCAGCCCGGTATCAAACGGGACGGGACTAAATTCGACGGCGACTTCTACACTGACGGCCAATGGGTTCGCTGGCAGCGGAGTTTGCCGCGCAAGATTGGTGGTTACAAGGCGACGCAGAAA